GACGCTCTCGCCATCTGCTACCGGCTGACGAAGCCGGGGAGCGAATTCAATCTCGAAGTGCGGCGGATTCTCGACGGCAATGGCTCGTCTGACACGCCGATTGCCCTCTGGCACGAGGACGGGGCGTTGCTCGGGTGGGCGTGCTCGCACGTCTGGAATAACCACCAGACGCTTGAGCAGTTCACTGGCGAGCGGCACCGTGGGCGCGGCATAGCCACGGCGCTATCGGCGTTTCTCTTGGGTGCTGGCGTGATCGACGGCGCGGAGGAGCTCGCGGTCTTCTCGCCTGTGACGGCCGACATTGCCCGGCGGTTGGGCGTCGTGGAGGTCAGCCTCTACGAGCGTCGCGACGGCGAGTGGTCGCTGGTCTGAGGCTAGACCCCCTACGGTCTACCCCCTGTGTCGGTCTACCGTCGCTGTTATGAGCGACGAAGTATCCAACAAGCTCGCCGAAGCGGCAGTCGGCCCGAAGCGCGTCCGCACCGACGCGGGCGAGGTCGAGGCCCACGATCTCGATCAGATCATCGAGGCTGACAAGTACCTCGCCGCCAAGGCTGCGGCGTCGTCGGCCAACAAGCATCGCGGGCTCCGGTTCAATCGCATCATCCCTCCGGGGACCATCTGAGTGGCGTTTCTCGACCTGTTCCGAGGCAAGCAGACGCCCCGTCCGGCGGTGGTTCCGGTGGTCCGTGCGCGTTACGACGCTGCCAGTGCGGGCGACGACTACAAGCACTGGGCCAACAGCGACGCTTTTTCGGCGGATGCCGCCCTGTCGCCAACCGTGCGGCGCACACTGCGCAACCGGGCCAGGTACGAACGCGCAAACAACTCCTACCTCGCTGGCATCTCTTTGACGCTGGCGAACGACCTCATCGGGACCGGCCCCCGGCTGCAACTCGACACGGGCGACGTGGAAGCCGACCGGCTCGTCGAGCGGATTTTCTTCGACTGGGGCTGGACGATCGACCTGCCCGCCAAGCTGCGGACGATGCGGGAAGCCCTAGTCGTGGACGGCGAAGCGTTCGCGCTGATGGTCACGAATCCCAGGCTTAACGGCGTGACGCTCGACGTGCGGCTCGTCGAGGCCGAGATGGTGGCGACGCCGACCGAGCTTATGGCATCGACGATCACGCCCGAGGGCAACACGGTCGACGGCGTCGAGTTCGACCAGATCGGCAACGTCGTCGCCTATCAAGTGCTCAACTTCCACCCAGGCTCAAACTTCCGCGTCAACTCGCTGGAGTTTCAGCGGGTGCCGGCGGCGCAGATGGTGCATTGGTTCAAGCCCTCGCGGCCGGGCCAGCATCGCGGCGTCCCCGAGGTCGCCCCGGCTCTGAAGTTGTTCGGCCAACTCCGTCGCTACACCGAGGCGGTCATCGCCGCTGCGGAGACGGCGGCCGACCTGGCTGCGTTCATCCACAGCAACTCACCGGCTGCGGAGGTCGACGAGGTCGAGTCGTTCGCGGCTCTGGAGATCAGCAAGCGGACGCTGACCACGCTGCCCGAAGGCTGGGATATTTCCCAACTGAAGGCCGAGCAACCGACGAGCACCTACAAGGATTTTAAGACCGAGATCCTCAACGAAATCTTCCGCTGCCTCCAAATTCCATTTAACGTCGGAGCACTGAATTCCTCGTCCTATAACTACGCGAGCGGTCGCATGGATCACCAGGTCTATGCGATGACGCAGCGCGTAGAGCGTGACCAGATCGAGCGGACGATGCTTGACCGCCTGCTCTCGGCTTGGGTCAACGAAGCCTCGCTCGCGGGCCTGCTGCCTGCCGGGATGCCGCCGTTCTCCGAATGGAATTGGGGCTGGGTGTGGGACGGCAAGGATCACGTCGACCCGGCGAAGGAAGCCAACGCCGCCGAGACAAGGTTGAGGACGCACACGACGACGCTCGCCGCTGAATACGCCCGTCAGGGCAAGCGGTGGGACGTTGAACTGCGGCAGCGTGCAGCCGAGATCGCTCTCCAGAAGGAGCTCGGTCTCTTCGTCGACTTCACGCCGGAAGTGAATTACGGCGGCACGCTCGACGAGAACGGCGACCCAGAGGGGGCCGACGCATGAACGAATACGACGACCTCGACGACACATTCGACCTCGTGGAGTTCCTATGAGCAGCATCAAGCTCGATACTCAGGTGACGTTTCTTCAGGCGGCTGACGGCGAGTCCGCGCCGGGGCCGAAGAAGTTCCGCATCGTGGCCTACACCGGCGCGCCGATCCGCCAGGGCTGGTCGCGCGAGCCGGTCGTGATCGACCTCGCGGGGATGACGCTCCCGAGCACGATCCCGATTGTGATCGGCCACGACTACGCCCTCGGGTCGATCCTCGGCCAAGGCGTGCCGAGCGTGCAGGGCGGGCAACTCATCGTCGAAGGCGAGATCCTCGCCGACAGCGAGAACGCTCGCCAAGTGCTCGCCCTCGCCGAGAAGGGCTACCAGTGGCAAGCCAGCGTCGGAGCCGATGTCGGTCGGCATCTGAAGTTCGGCGAAGACCAAGCCACCACCGCAAACGGGCAGGCTCACGTTGGGCCTGTTCGCATCGTCCGGGCTTCGACCCTCCGCGAAACGTCATTCGTGACGCTCGGGGCGGATCGCAGCACGGCTGTCTCAATCGCCGCCGAAGAGGTGGCAGAGGAGCAACCCATGGCGGAATCCGCCAACCAGAAGCCCACGGAAGAGGTCGTCGAGACCCCGATCGTGGAAGCCACGGCGACGGTCGCCGTGGAGCCCAAGCCCGAAGTCGATCACACCAGCGTGATCGCGTCCCTCGAAGAGAAAGTTTCCAAGATGGAAAAGCTGCTCGCGACCCGCGACGAGCGTCCGGCCGCTCCGGCCGTTCACGTCTCCAAGGCTCCTGAGAACCAGGCGGCCGTGATCGAGGCTTCGTTCGCCCTCCAGGGCGGCCTCCCGCAGATCGAGAAGTTCTACGACGCCAAGACCCTCGAAGCGGCTGCCAAGGTGCAGCGGTCGACGAGCCTCGGCGAAGTGCTGGTCGCTGCGGCCGAGGCCAACGGTTACGACGGCCCGCGCCGCCTGACCGCCTCGACGCTGCGTCCCATCATGCAGGCCGCGTGGGCGACCCACTCGATCGCCGGCATCCTGTCGTCGACCGTCAACAAGTTCCTCCTCGCCGGTTTCAACGGCGTCGAGAGCTCGTGGCGTTCGGTCTCTTCGGTGCGTTCGGTCAACGACTTCAAGACGATGACCTCGTATCGGCTCAACGGCGGCATGAAGTTCGAGAAGGTCGCCAACGGTGGCGAGCTCAAGAACGCCGCTGCGAGCGACGAGAGCCGGACGATCTCGGCCGACACCTACGGCATCATGACGAGCGTGACCCGCACCGACCTCATCAACGATGATCTCGGCGCTCTGACCGCTGTCCCGCAGCGGATCGGTCGTGGCGGCGCTCTTGCCCTGAACGACGCTTTCTGGACTGAGTTCCAGGCGAACCACGGATCGTGGTACACGTCGGGCCGGGGCAACCTGGAGTCGACGGCTGGCGCGCTCTCGCTCGCCAACCTGAAGAAGCTGGCGACGAAGTTCCGCAAGCTCAAGGATCCCGATGGCAACCCGGTTGCGGTTGATCCCCGCATCCTGCTCGTGCCGGCGGACCTTGAGATCGCGGCTGCCGAGATCATGGGCTCGGCCCTGCTCGTCGGCGGTTCGAGCGCTGGCCCCAACGTGAACGTGCTCGCCGGTCGCTACCAGGTCGTCTCGACCTCATACCTGTCGAGTGCGGAGGACTACTACCTCGTCGCCAACCCGGCTGACCTGCCGGCGATGGAAGTGGCGTTCTTGAACGGCGTTCAGAGCCCGGTGGTGGAGACGGCGGAAGCCGACTTCAACACGCTCGGCGTGCAGATGCGTGGCTACTTCGACTTTGGCGTCGCCAAGGCCGAGTACCTCGCCTCCGTGAAGGGCGACGCGACCTAGTCTGACAAACCGTGACCGCCGGGCGGGGGCCACCTCCCGCCCGGCGGCATGATTCCACCAAACCCATTCCTCAGAAAGCAGGTGATCTCAATGGCTTCTTACGTTCAAGGCGACTGCCTCATCGACTACACGCCGTCCGCCGCCGTGGCGGCTGGCGACGTGGTCGTGCTCAACGACCTGGTGTGCGTGGCTCCCCGTGCCATCGCTGCCAACGCTCTCGGTGCGGTTTCTGTCGACGGCGTCTGGTCGATGCCCAAGGCGACCGGCGCGATCAACCAGGGTGCTCTCGTCTACTGGGACGCGACCGCTGGCAACATCACGACGACCGCGACCAACAACAAGCGTGCTGGCAAGGCTGCGAAGGCGGCTGCGTCTGGCGACGCGAGCGTCCAGGTGCTCATCAACATCGGTTGAGCACGCGAGTCCACACCGCAACCCCCGGCAGGTGCGCTATCACCTCCAGCGCGCCGCCGGGGCGTTGCGGCGGTGGCTGTCTTGAAGGAAACAAATGGCCGACCTTCTCCGCTCCGGTTCAGCGTGGCTCGCCAACCAACTCAAGCAGTCGGCGGGGACGCTCTGTGCCTACAGGCGGGGGAACAATACGGCCCAGATGACCGCCTCGATCAGCCGCTCGACGTTTGAGGCTCAGGGACAAAACGGCGTGATCGAAGCCTGGGAGAGCCGCGACTACCTCGTGAAGACGGACGAGCTCCCCTACGGCGAGCCGAGGCGTGGCGACGTGATCTTCGAGACGCTTGACGGCGTGGCGACGTTGTATGAAGTGACGGCCCCGCGTGGCGTGCCGATCTTCCACTACGCCGACGCATTCCAAACGATCCTCCGCATCCACACGAAGCAGATCGACCGCGACATCACGTTTATCGTGACCGAGCAGGGCGACGAAATCGTTATTCCGCTGGCAGTCGACTAAGGGACCACATGGCACTCCAGAAGCGCGTCAGCGAATTGCCCGCAGTCACGACCGTTGCAGGGACCGACCTGCTCATCGTGTCGAGCAACAACGCCACGAAGCGAACGAGCGTCCAGCAGATCGGGGCGTATTTCGCTGCTAACGGCGTCGCCGGCCCGCAGGGGCCAGCGGGACCGCAGGGCTCGCCCGGCGCGACGAATTACACGCAACTGACCAACGTCCCCTCCACCTTCCCGCCATCTGCCCACGTCCACACGATTGCCAACGTCACGGGCCTGCAATCGGCGCTTGACGGCAAGCAGGCGGCAGGCTCCTACGCGACGCTCGTCGGCGGCAAGGTGCCTGAGAGCCAACTGCCCCCGATCGTCACGACTTGGGAAGGGCTGACGGGGAAGCCGAGCACGTTCCCGCCGTCCACCCATAGCCACGTCATCGCCGATGTAACGGGCCTGCAAACCGCCATCGACGGCAAGGCGGCTTCGAGCCACACGCACACCATCTCCAACGTCACGGGCCTACAGACGGCTCTCGACGCCAAGGCGACGCCTGCGGACGTGACGACCGCCGTGGCTTCTGTGGTGAACGCCGCCCCCGCATCGCTCGACACGCTCAAGGAGCTCGCCGACGCCCTGGGCAACGACGCCAACTTCGCGAGCACCGTCACGAACGCAATCGCCGGGAAGGCTGCTGCGGTGCATACGCACGTCATCGGCGACGTGACCGGGCTCCAAACTGCTCTCGATGGGAAGCAGGCCAGCGGCTCCTATGCCGCCTCTGTGCATACGCACGGGATCTCCGATGTAACAGGACTGCAAACGGCCTTAGACGGCAAGCAGGCGGCCGGGAGCTACGCTGCCGCGACGCACGGCCACTCAATCTCTGACGTTACCGGCTTGCAGACGGCGCTGGACGGGAAAAGCGGCGTCTCTCATACGCATAGCGCAGTCCAAATTGTTGACTTCGCCAGTGCCGTCGCCGCCGCCTCGCCAGAGGAGGTGGTCGAATACCTCACGACCGCGAACTTCCCCGCCACGGGCAATGCCTCGTTGCTCTATATCGCGACCGACGCGGGCCGCGCCTACCGCTGGGTCGGTTCGCAATACGCCGAGATCGGCCCTGCGGGGGCGTTCCTGCCGGTGCATAGCCATGCGGCCAGCGACATTACGAGCGGGGTAATTTCGGCGGCTCGTCTCGGCAGCGGCACGGCGTCGGCGTCGAATTACCTGAGAGGTGACGCCGCGTGGGTCACGCCGACCGCCGGAGACTTCGGCGCAGCCCTTCGGG